TTCAACCACTAATGATGTGGTATATTGCTAAAAACGAAGGCAAGAAGGACCAACTATTAAAACAAGCGGAATTAGACAATGAAAAACATAAAGAAGCCGATAAAATTGATGCTAGGATTATTTCTGCTCGCAATGCTTACGACAAGTTGCGTGAGAAATCAGGTAAGTAATTACTGCCCTAGTTATCCCCACCCACCTGAAGAGGTCATTAACAAGATAGAAAATTTACAAGATCCTCTTGTAGATATCTGGATGATCGAACAACTCAAATTATCAGAGAAATTAGAACTCTGTCAATAGAAGGAATCACTTTACAAGTTAACACACTGCGTTATAATACAACTATTATTAATAATTTTTATTAATGGAGTTATATATGACTTGGTATTTACCTACGGTTAAAGAAGTAAGCGTTGGATTAGAAATTAATTCATATGCTTGTGCTTTAGCCTAGCATATTCTTTGCATCTTTTGAGAACATATCCATATAAGCTTTAGCCCATTTTACAAATGAGCAAAGCTGGTGGGTGTTCTCATAGGATGTATTCCATTTATCCAAAACTTCCTTTAAATCTTTATCGTTAACTGATTTGACTTCTGTGATAATCTGTCCATAAGAATTGAGTTTGAAGTTGATCGAAGCTAT